TAAAGAATAATTTATTATTGACAATGTAGTTATCATTACATATATAGATTATATAAGTCTATCGTAAGGAGATAATTATGGACAAACCAATTCTAGCAAACGAACTAATTACCGCTCTTGGGGATGCCAAAAGAAATATACTTGGATGGCAAGGCGGTAAATATGCAGAAGGCATGAGGCGCAATATACAAACTGAAATTGTTACTTCTCAAAAATTTGTATTAAGCAAAGGTCTTATTGAGCATGCAGTACAAGCAAGCATGTCAAAACCCGAAATACTTTTTAATATGTTGGAGCGAGGTATACCGCCATTTAATTCTTTATGGATTGAGTGGGATGAAGTTTATCGTCAAGAACTATTAAAGAAAATTCATGAATCAAATGGCAAAACTTATGAAATAAATGAACAAATTATGCCCGTTGGCTATCATATTATGAAACATAATAATGATTTTATATATGCCTTATATACTAAATATGAACCCGATAATAAAAGTTATATGGTCTCTCCGCAGATCGGATTTACTATTGATAACGAAAAACCTTTTGATAGATTTTCTGCCTCAGCACACAATGAAGAGCCTATGAGTGATAAAGATTGGAACATGGCATCATGGCAATCTACATCTGCATATCTTGGCAGTTGGTACGTTGGAGAATATATGAACAATGGAACTAAAAAAGATAAATACTATTTAGATCAAATTAGACAACGAGTGACTACAACACAAACTGCATCTATGCACTGGATGATAAGTCAAGAAAAATTTGATTATGGTTGGAATAAATCAGAAATGAGACAATTTATGGAAGTGTCTTATAATGTTATGGAAGGCGATGCGAGGTTTATGATCGCATTACTTGGGTTGTTAAACTACGATTTAATCGCCACAGAGACGGTTGTTCCGCCTAAAAAGATAGATCATATAGCCTTTGGTCGTAAAGTGCCTAAAAACGAATATAAAGTCGTTACAATTAATTTGCCAAAGCCTAGGGGAAAACGGGTTTACTCTCGCATGTTCACGGGGCAAGGATCACCAAAGAGGGAACATTGGAGACGAGGGCATTGGAGAGTGTTAAAAAATAAAAAAGGCGATATTCTTAAACGTATTTGGATTGAGCAACAAAAGGTTGGTAATGCTGAATTAGGCAAAATAGTCCATGATTATGTATTAAATAAAAAAGATGCTTGACATGGTATTGAATACTATAGTAACTATAGAGAACTATCTTAACTAGCAAAGGAAGGAAAGTAAGATGAGTAGACTATCTGATAAACTACTTGAAGTAGAATTGTTCGTAGGTGAGCAGTTGCAGGACTACACAAACGAGCAAGTATTAAAGCAAGTCAAGATCAAGTTTGGTGTTGATATGTATGTAGAGCATGCAAAAGATTTGTTGAATGAATTTCAACAAGAACTTAACTTTCAGAGGTTACAACCATGATATTAGTTAAAAGAATAGATATGGCATTACATATCCAAGAGTTAGCCGCATTAGAGAACATAACTGTAAGTTATCAATCGCTAACAGAAACTAATCCTAGGTATTCTGCTATTCCATCTAGGCGACATATAACCATTAGACCGACTAAGAATACGGGATATTATGTGTCTGCCTTACATGAAATCGGGCATATACTTGGCGGTAATCAATCTCGTAATAACACAACAAAGGAGAAAGAAATTGGTGCATGGATTTGGGCAATGTTACATGCGATTGTATGGACAGATACTGCGGATCGGGTCATGGCTAAAGCGCTACGTTCATACGGTGTTAGTCAATCTGAAATCGAGGAAATCCAACATAAATGGAATCCAACAACAAGAGATGAGGAGCGACAAATTGCTTAATGAAAAATTTATAAAAATACATATTCAACAAGCTACTCCGTACAAAATTACCTTTATAGATAAAATTGTTCGGGCTTTGTACAAAATGAAAAAATGGTAAAGCGAGCAAAAATTCATAGCACTAGCAGATCATGGGAAAAATCTCTCAAAAAATCTGCTAAGGCTAAAGAGCGCCAGCGGACAAAACGAAGAATTGTTCGGGAAATTAAGGAGGAATAAATGGGCGAGTATGAATGTATAGATTGTAACGAAATATTTTGGGCAGAAGAACCACCTTATCCAAAAGATCAATGTGATCGTTGTAAAGAAGAGGATAATAGCGATGGTTAAAATGTTCGTTTTAATATGTGTCGTATGGGCAGAGGGTAGTAGCCATGACGGTGAACAGAAGTGTATCATTCACCAAAGCCAAGTGCAATATGCGACTATGAATCAATGTCGTGCTGATATAGTCAAAAGCGAATTGCTCATTGAAGGCGCTATATTTGATAATTTTGGCGAAGAGCCAATAGATCATAAAATTATGGCTAGCTGCATGGGAGGCGTATAATGGCTAAGAAAAAACAGAAGAATTGTTCGCAGTGTAAAGAAAAAATTATTATCGGAATGGAGCTGGTGATGAATAACCGAACAATTTGCTTGGGCTGCGCTACAGAAAAAGGAATGGCACAGAAATGGAAAGCACCAATAAGTCATGTTCTTAATTGTCAATATGATATATATTCTTGCCCCGAATGTTATCGGAACTATGCCGAAATGATGGAGCATTTGGGCTACTCTTGTACCCTAAATGGTACGTTCTATAAACAGACAGATGACCCCAAAATTGTGGTGCTTTATGAGTGATTTACTTACCACTTACCAACTTACTCGGTAAGTAAAAATGACGGTAAGTAGTAAGTCATTGAAATTGTTCGGTTTTTTGAAGCAACTTACGGAGGTTACTTCTTACCATGGTAAGTTAGTTTTTTACTCTAAGTCATTGATTTTTATGGCTACTTACCAACTTACCGAACTTCCCCCCTAAAGGGGGGTTTAGGGGGCGGTAAGTAACCCGCCCACCAACCCTATTAAACTAACGTAGAATGGAGACAAAATGGAAAACCCGTTAGAGAAAAAGAGAAGAGGCTATTTATCATTTTTTTGCGATGGTGTCATAGACGCTGTTGCACATCGTGAACTTGATATTAAAAAAAAATCATCTGCTTATTACAAACAAGGATATGATTTTGGTTTAACTTTTCGTGACGCATTAACGAAAGAAGATTTGGATGAAATTAGACAGGAGAAAAAGTAATGCCAAAAGTAGCTGAGAATTTAACGAAGGAACAGCGATTAGCTGGATGGAAAAGATTGACTGACAAACAGCAAGATTTTCTGAATAACTTTATGCACAAGGATATGACGCAGACATCGGCTGCTAGAGCAGCGGGATACGCAAACCCTGGAGTCGATGCTGTGAGGTTGTTGCGTAACCCAGTCGTGCAGGAAAGATATCAGGAAATGCGTGAGGAAGCCCGTAGTCGCTTCGGGGTCACAATTGATAAGTCGGTGCGGGATTTGTTAAAGATTCGTAACGAGGCGTGGGAGAGCGGTAAGTTTGGTGAGGCTATCAGAGCTGAGGAACTGCGTTTAAAGGCTACAGGACTGCTTGTAAACAAGGCTCATGTGCTACATGAACGAACAGATAGCATGACAAGGGAGGAAATATTGTCAAAACTACAGGAATTTCAAGACATTGCACAGAAACGCATGAAAATAGCGAACAAATCCCATAAAGACCCAGACTTGATAGAACAAAGTAGCGTAAAACCCAAAAACTAGCATATTTACTTAGACAGGGTGTAGGCACGGAGACCGAAGAATTGTTCGGACTCGCAGCGGGATCGGGGTGATCGGGGCTGGATCTGGGCGTAATCGGGAGAATTGTTCGGCTTCAGGCAGGTCAACCCCCCTGAATCGGATCGGGATCGGGCTTCTCCAGCAGCGGGGATCGTACAATTGTTCGGAACGGCAGCAGGTTATCCCTGGATCCAGCAGCGGACATGGGCGTGTCGTACCAATGCCTACGTTACCACTGCTGTCTATTCGTATAAATAACACAATATGAACAATTGTTCGGAAAAAGAAGCCCTGCAGCCTGGAAGGATCGGAGTTTTGCCTGGCTGCCAGACTTGCTTGCTGGAACAATTGTTCGGAAACCTGCACCTGCAGCTCCAGGCGTTCTTGCTGCGTATGAACAATTGTTCGGGTAAGTTCCCTGGAGGCTGCACAAAAAAAAAGAGCAGGAAAACCAAAACCTGCTCTTTTTACTTTTACAATTAAACAAAGGATATTTAAATGTTTGATATATTATATATAGTAACTGTTGCTAAAGCTGTCAAGTAAATAAAAATAAAAAAAAATTATTTTAGCTGTTGACACATGTGGCAATCATTGCTATATATATATCAAGTTAAACAAACACAAGGAACTAAGCCAATGAAATTTAAAAAAACAAATACAACTTATGGAACACATCTTCAGGGTAATGTTGGGGCAACTTATCAGGAGCTGGTAGAAGTTTTCGGAGAGCCAACAAGATTTGAATGGTCTGAGGAGTCGGATAACAAAGTAGATGCTCAATGGGCTATCAAGTTTGAAGATGGCACAATAGCAACCATATATAATTATAAGAACGGACTTAATTACTTAGGAGCAGAGGGTAAGAGAGTTAGTCAGATAATGATGTGGAATGTTGGTGGATACAGCGAAAGAGCTGTAACTTTGGTCAATGACGAAGTTATTGAATGGCAACACAGACTTCACGAAACTGGCAAATCAACGAACAATTTAGTGACAGCCTAATTGTTCGGAACGGGATCGGGGAAACCTGATCCTGTTTTTTCTGGCAGCGAAACGAACAATTGTTCGAGAGGCAGACCCCCCCCCTCCAGCAGGTGAGGTCAGGTGAACAATTGTTCGGGGTTAACAACAGGAGGTCAAAATGAAAGAAGAATATAAACAAGGTTGGAGATGGATAGTTTGGGTCGGTGGTACAGATGATTACTACAAAGACTATTCACGAGCAAAGCAACACGCAGATGAATGGATAGCTAAAGGATATGATGACGTAATAATTGAAAAAATTTTATTTAATGGTTGACATGTTGTAATCATTACATTATATTAGTATTAATTAAACAAAACCAAAGGAGAAACAAATGTTGTATAAATATATAGTAGTAGCCAAAGAGTGGAGAGACAAAGTTAACGGAAACAGTTACTTCTCTGCACAGATTGAAAGCACAGAAGATGGTAGTATATCAAAACTACCTTTCCAATATGGGTATGGCGACCAGTACAAATACGAAGCAGTCAGAGAGCTGGTTAAGGAAGGATTGCTGGAAGAAACAAAAGAATATCCGTTTGTTCCAGTAAAATTTATTAAGATTCCGAACAGTTTAAAGCAGGAAGCGATTCGCTTTGGGGAGGTATAAAAATGATAGTATCAATTAAATTAGATAAAAATTCATCTTTTAATAATGAAGAACATTTTATTGACTGCCTCAAAGATTTAATTATGGAATGGGAAGACTGCATTGGTCCAAAAGAGATGGACACTCAAGATGTCGGTTTCAATTGTGAAAGATTAAGAGAATTGAAGAAAAACATTTAATCGGGGAATTGTTCGGGAATAATCGGAATCGGGGTAAACTGGTTCCGATTTTTTTTGCGTCCAGCTCCAGCTCGAACAATTGTCCACCCCCCCCCCTCCTCCTGGCTGCAGGTGAACAATTGTTCGACCTGCACAGGCTGGAGCAGGTAATAAAAAAAATAAAAAAAGTTTTATTTAATGGTTGACATGTGTGTAATCATTGCTATACTGATATTAATTAAACAAGCCAATGGAGAGAAAAATGCAATTTACAGACATAGACGAGAATACATTCAAGTATCAGGAAGTAAAAGAATACTTTCAAGACTGGTTAAAAGAAAACACACCAGACGCTGATGAATGGATTGACGTACATCACAACGCTTTTAATACAGACTATTACATAATCGGCACATACAAAGCGAAGAAATGGCTGGGAGAAGAGGCGTTGAATGTTATTGGAATCATTAAAGATTATGAGGAATTTAACTTTGGCGAATTAACAACAGACATCTCAGATCCTGAAAAAGTTGTCAATATGTATGTTTATATCTTGGGCGAGGAAATCGTGGCTAGATGGGATATGATAGATAGGAGGGTTGCATAATGTTATTTTATACAATCTTTGTGAATGTAATAGCATTCGCACTATTTACCGCAACAGTTTTACTATTTCTTTTGTAATTGTTCGGGGATCGGATCGGGGATTTATTCCCCGATTTTTTTCCTGTAGATACCGAACAATTGTTCCACCTGTAAGATCCCCCGTCCTGACCTGTAACCGAACAATTGTCCGCTCCTGTACAGCGACAGCAGAAAAAAATCCTGCTGTGAAATAAAAATAAAAAAAGTTTATTTAGGGGTTGACATGTTGCAATCATTACACTATATTAATATTAATCAAACAAGCCAATGGAGAATAGAATGAGTAGTTACGAACAATATGCCAAAGAGTATTTTGGTCAATTAAAAGGTTATACAATAACTGACTTTAAATTGGAAAAAGAAGATGACATGATTTTTCCAGTATTCATAATGAAGAAAGCAAATGACATTATCAAAGTATCTGTAAGTCAAGACGAGGAGGGAA